GAAGGCCGGGCTCTGGACGGATCGCGCCGACAACTCTGGCGGCGACATCTATGCGCTGATCGGTGGTCACTGCGGGCTCAATGTTCACAGCGACTTTCCCCGTGTGCTGGAGACTGCGGCTGATCTGCTCGGGCGCTCACGCGCCGTGCCGTTGCGCCGCACCAAAAGAGAAGCACCCGTGGATGACCTCGGCCCGGCCACGGCCAAGTGGGACTATCTGGACGCCACCGGCAAGCTGATCGCTGTGGTGTATCGCTACGACCCGCCCGGCCGCAAAAAAGAGTTCCGGCCCTGGGATGCCAAACGCCGCAGAATGGCCCCACCCGATCCGCGCCCGCTCTACGACCAGCCGGGTCTGATTGCCGCCAGCCTCGTTGTTCTCGTTGAAGGCGAGAAGTGCGCCCAGGCCCTGATCAATGTGGGTGTGGCTGCCACCACGGCCATGCACGGTGCCAATGCCCCGGTCGAGAAGACCGACTGGTCGCCGCTGGCTGGCAAAGCCGTGCTGATCTGGCCCGACCGCGACAAACCGGGCTGGGACTACGCCACGCAGGCGGCACAGGCCATCCTTTCCGCTGGCGCTAAAAGCTGCCACATCCTGTACCCGCCCGAGGAAGCGACGGAGGGTTGGGATGCCGCCGATGCGATTGCCGAAGGCTTTGATGTAGCCGCGTTTCTGGCCAACGGCCCGCGCCTGCAGATGCATGATGTGGCCGATGGCGCGGAGCCGGTGGTCAGCGGCGATGAGTCGGTCTGGGGCACGGAAGATGCACTGGCCCTGGCCTTTACCCGGCGCTACCACCGCGACTGGCGCTATGTGGCGACCTGGGGCCGCTGGCTGGTCTGGGATGGACACCGCTGGCGCACCGAAGACACGCTGGCAGCGACCGACCTGATCCGCAGCGTCTGCCGCCATGCGGCCGTCCATGCGGACAACCCCAAGATAGCCGCCAAACTGGCCAGCGCCGGCACGGTCGGTGGCGTCGAACGGCTGGCACGGTCGGATCGCCGGCACGCGGCCACCACGGCGGAATGGGATGCCGACCCCTGGCTGCTGAACACACCGGGCGGTGTGGTCGATCTCAGGACGGGCCGGCAACGCGCGCACGACCGTGCCGATCGCATGACCCGCATCACCACGGCCACGCCAGGTCTGAACCCGGATGCGGGCAGCACCGGGGCCTGCCCCATCTGGCGGCAGTTTGTCTCCGAAGTCACGGGTGGTGATGCCGACTTGCAGGCCTACCTGCAGCGCATGGCGGGCTATACCCTGACCGGCTCGACGCAGGAGCATGCGCTGTTCTTCCTGTATGGCACGGGTGCCAATGGCAAATCGGTGTTTGTGAACACCCTGGCCACCATTCTGGGCGACTACGCGGCCAATGCGCCCATGGACACCTTCATGGAAACGCGCACCGATCGGCACCCCACCGATATGGCGGGGCTGCGTGGCGCGCGCTTTGTGGCAGCCATTGAAACCGAGCAGGGACGGCGATGGGCGGAGTCCAAGATCAAGAACCTCACCGGAGGTGACAAGATCGCAGCGCGCTTCATGCGGCAGGACTTCTTCGAGTTCTTCCCGCAGTTCAAGTTGTTTGTGGCGGGCAATCACAAGCCGGCGATCCGCAACATCGATGAGGCGATGAAGCGGCGCCTGCACCTGATTCCCTTCACCATCACGGTGCCTCCCGAGCGCCGCGACAAGCACTTGCAGCACAAGCTGCTGGCCGAGCGTGACGGCATTCTGGCCTGGGCGGTGCAGGGTTGCCTGGACTGGCAACGGCTCGGACGACTCCAGCCACCCCAGCAGGTGCTGGAAGCCACCGAGGAGTATTTCGAGGCCGAAGACGCGCTGGGGCGCTGGCTGGATGAGCGCTGTGTGCGTGGTAGCAATGCCAAGTCGCTCACCGCCGAACTCTTCAACGACTGGAAGCAGTGGGCGGATGCGACCGGGGAGTATGTCGGCTCACAACGCCGTTTCTCCGACCTGCTGATCACGCGCGGCGTGGAGAAGTGGCGCAACGGTTCCGGCGTGCGTGGCTTTGGCGGCATTGGTCTCAAAGCACCGCCCACGTCCGCTTATTCCCCTTACGCCGACAACTGACGGACATGAACAGCTGCCACTCTGACGCAGTCGACTCAGTATGTCGTAAGTCTCTACGCGTGCGCGTGACGCGCGCCTCACGGGATGTTTCGACAAACTGCGTCGACTGCGTCAGACCCGACCAACATCACAGGACTGACACCATGCACACGAACATTCTCGCCCTTGATCTGGGCACCCAAACCGGCTGGGCATTGGCCCAGACCGACTCTGGCCACACCATCCACAGCGGCACGGAGTGCTTCAAGCCGCAGCGTTACGAAGGGGGCGGCATGCGTTACCTGCGTTTCAAACGCTGGCTGACTGAACTCAAGGGAACGACAAGCAGCATCCACGAAGTCGTTTTCGAAGAAGTACGCCGTCACGCCTCGACAGACTCGGCCCATGTCTATGGCGGACTGCTGGCCACGCTCACGACGTGGTGTGAGCACCACCAGATTCCCTATCGCGGCATTCCGGTCGGCACCATCAAGCGGCATGTCACGGGCAAGGGCAATGCCAGCAAGGGCGAAGTGATGGCGGCCATGCGCGCCAGAGGTCATGCTCCTGCTGACGATAACGAAGCGGATGCGCTGGCCCTGCTGCACACAGTGCTGGCGCAACTGCAAGCCACAGAACCTGCGGGAGGTGTGGCATGAGAACCTTCAGCAAACCCATTCCCAAGCACAGCGTACCGCCACGTTCTCTGACCCCCAGTCCGCTGGGCCGTGCCCAGCCCGTGCAGATGGATGCCGAGCAGGTCAAGCGCCAGGGCTGGCGCGAGCAGCACATCCTGGTGATTGCGCAGGATGATGCGCGGCTGGACTTCCTCGAGCGGCAATTGATTGCCAGCATTGGCGAGCGGCTCTATGGCGCTTGCAAACCATCGGGAGGTCATCATGGCTGATCCCACGGTCTGGACGATTGAGGACGTGGCCTGGCGTTTCGAGGAAGCCACGCTTACCGGCAAGCGCCTGCCACCTGTTCGGGTGCAGGGCTACTTCAACACCTGGCCGACCATTCTGCGTGAGCAGTGGGAGGTGATGGCCGCCAGCGATGACCGGCCCATCCGGTTTCCACCCACACCGAAAGACATCGACCGCATGCTCGAAGCCATGCGCTGGATGCAATGGCTGGAGGTCGAGGAGCGCCACCTCGTCTGGATGCGCAGTGACCATGAGCCCTGGCGACGCATCTGTGGCCGCTTTGGCTGTGATCGCACCACCGCCTGGCGACGCTGGCAGCGGGCCCTGCAGATCGTGGCCAATCATCTCAACGCGGCCAAGGCCAACAGCACGCACGCTACTTGTGTCTCTGCGTGATTTGGCGTGATTTAGCGCGCATGGTCGGTCACAGTGGTGCGTCAGCGGGCGTGAGCGACTTTGACCCCTGCAACAAAACACCCGGTTTGGCGCTACAGTTTTGGCTATGGTGAGGCGGCGAGCGCGAGAGCATCTGAAGCCTTTCAAAAACACCTCGAAGCACTTGCTCTTGAGGAAATAAGGGGGGCCTTCCTCACCAAATAGCAATACGGGGGGCAACAGCGCAAGATGGCCCCACCGACAGCCTCTGAATCGGGGTTCGCATCCCCGCAGGTTCGCAGTTTCAGGTTCGCACCCTGCCACCGTATCACTCACCGCAACGGCGCTTTGCCCTTGCGGTTTTTTGTTGATGTTTTGAATTCCTGACCGGCTGGCGCAGCTTGTGCCACGCGGGTTTTGTTGTTTTGGCGTTCCGCCGTGTCGCCGGATTTGGCGGCAGCCCCTGTGACTCCTTCTCGGGCGAGGTTTGGAACGCACCCGGTTCGCACAGGGTTCGCAGGTTCGCACTGCGAACCGAACCCCCTTCTTTTTTATGTTTCAGGTTCGCAGTTCGCACGCTGCGAACTTGCGGCCCTGTGCGGCCCTTTTTTGTTTTGGTTTGTCTTGTTGGCTTTTACACCCCATGGAACTTGACGCCCTGCGCCTCGACTACCGACCCATCGACGTGCTCATTCCCTATGCCCGCAATGCGCGCACCCACAGCGAGGCGCAGATTGCCCAGATCGCAGCCTCGATTGCCGAGTTCGGCTGGACCAACCCCATCCTGATCGATGGGGCCAATGGCGTCATCGCCGGGCATGGCCGCCTGCTGGCCGCACGCAAGCTGAGCCTGACGGCGGTGCCGGTGATTGAACTCGAACATTTGAACGAGCACCAGAAACGCGCCTACATCCTCGCCGACAACCAGCTTGCGCTCAAGGCCGGCTGGGACGAAGAACTGCTGGCCGTAGAACTGGCCGATCTCAAACTGGCCGGCTTCGATCTGGGTTTGACGGGTTTTGACGATGCAGAGATTCAATCCCTGCTGGACAAGCTGGTGACCGACGACAGTGCCGCCGATGCGAATGACGAAGCTGAGTCGGATGCGCCCGACGACATCCCCGAAGCCTCCATCCGATCAGTTACTCAGACTGGTGACCTCTGGCTCATCGAACACGCGGGCCTGACCCACCGCCTGCTCTGTGCCGATGCTGGCGATGCAGGTGCGGTGTCGCGTCTGGCGGCTTTCGGGCGCGCGAGCCTGTGTTTCACCAGCCCGCCCTATGCCAGCCAGCGCCTTTACACGTCATCTCGCACCGGCCCCGGTGCCGACAAGGCCGTCGGCCAGTGGGACGCCATGATGCAGTCGGTGTGTGCGGCCCTGCCTGCAGTGCTGCAGCCCGATGCGCAAGTGCTCATCAATCTCGGGCTGGTGCATCAGGACAGCGAAGTCCAGCCCTACTGGGATCACTGGATGACCTGGATGCGCGCCAACGGCTGGCGGCGCTTTGGCTGGTATGTCTGGGATCAGGGGCCGGGCTTGCCTGGAGACTGGAACGGGCGACTGGCCCCGGCCTTTGAATTTGTCTTCCACTTCAACCGCCAGGGTTCAGAAGTGCGCCGCCCGAACAAAAACGTGCCCTGCATCTATGCGGGTAAAGACACCCATTTGCGCGGTGACGGCACCAGTGCCGGTGGCATGCGCAACAAGGATGGCAGTAAAACCGCCTGGAACCATGCGGGCACCCTGACCCAGGACAAGAAGATCGCCGACAGCGTGCTGCGCATCATGCGCCACAAGGGCAAGATCGGGCAGGACATTGACCACCCGGCGGTGTTTCCGGTGGCGCTGCCGCAGTTTGTGCTGGAGTGCTTCACGCAAGCGGGAGACACGGTGTTTGAACCCTTCTGCGGTTCCGGGACCACCTTGCTGGCCGCGCAAAAAACCGGGCGCCACTGCCACGCTGTCGAAATCGCCCCGAGCTATGTCGATGTGGCCCTGAAGCGCTTTCTGCAAAACCATCCCGATGCGCGCATCACGCATGCCGACAACGGGGAGGATTTCAAAGACAGGCTGGATCTGCTGGAATCCGAAATGGAAGAAGGCCAGGCCCGTGTTCAAAGCCAAGAGGCGGCGGCATGACCTGGCTGGCCAACACCATTCAGGCCTGGCCGCTGGCAAAACTCCAGGGCTACGCCCACAACGCCCGCACCCATTCCGAAGCGCAGGTTGCGCAGATTGCCGCTTCCATCGTCGAGTTTGGTTTTACCAACCCAATTCTGGTGGGCGGTGATGGCGTGATCGTGGCGGGGCACGGGCGCTTGGCGGCTGCACACAAACTGGGACTGGCGGAAGTGCCGGTGGTGGTGCTGGATCACCTCACACCCCTGCAACGCCGGGCGCTGGTGATTGCCGACAACCGGCTGGCCGAACTGGCCGGTTGGGATGAGCAATTGCTGCAACAGGAGTTGCAGGCCATTGAGGCTGAGGGCTTTGATCTGGATTTGACCGGCTTTGATGCAGATGCACTGGCCGAGTTGATCGAGGGCGAAGAGCCCGGGCACGCTGGCAACACCGATGAAGATGCGGTGCCGGAAATCACCACTGCCGTGGTATCCCAACCCGGCGATGTCTGGATCATGGGCGAGCACCGGCTGCTGTGTGGCGATGCCACCCAGCCAGAAAGCTATCAATCCTTGCTGGGCACCGGGCAGGTGGCCATGGTGTTCACTGATCCGCCGTACAACGTGGACTACGCCAACAGCGCCAAGGACAAATTGCGTGGCAAAGACCGTCCCATCCTGAATGACAACCTCGGTGACGGCTTTGGACAATTTCTGATGGATGCGCTCACGCCAACTCTGGCCCGTTGCACTGGCGCGGTGTACATCGCCATGAGTTCCAGTGAACTTGACACCCTGCAATCGGCCTTCCGTGCCGCCGGTGGCAAATGGTCCACCTTCATCATCTGGGCCAAGAACACCTTCACCATGGGGCGCTCGGATTACCAGCGCCAGTATGAGCCCATCCTCTACGGCTGGCGCGAGGGCGTGAAGCGCCACTGGTGCGGCGACCGCGATCAGGGCGATGTGTGGGCCATCAAGAAGCCGCACAAGAACGATTTGCATCCCACCATGAAGCCGGTGGAACTGGTGGAGCGGGCGATTCGCAACTCCAGCCAGCCGGGCGATACCGTGCTCGACCCCTTTGCCGGTTCGGGCACCACGCTGATTGCCGCAGAGAAGTCAGGGCGCAAAGCGCGGCTGATGGAGCTGGATCCCAAATACTGCGATGTGATCGTGCGGCGCTGGGAGGAATTTACCGGGCAGCAAGCCCGGACGGCCGATGGCCGCATGCTGGTGAGTGAGTTGGCCGAGCCGGTTGCATGACCGGCATGCGTAATCGGCGTTTCCCTGTGACTGACATCAGGCGGCGGCTTCTTCCATCTCCACCGCAATCGCGGTC